AGAACGCAGGAAAGACTGTCTATACAGTGGATGCAGTTACACCGGGTACACCTTCAATCACTCTGGTAACAGCAGATGGAGATGTTACTGCTATATTTGTAGCAGGAAAAGTTCTGTCAGTGGTTGATTCCACAGGGAATGACGGAACCTATACCACAGCTTCTTCAGCTTATGGAGGAGGCAAAACAACGATTACGATCAACGAAACACCACCAGATTCTACAGGAGATGGCAGTGTGTTGACTTTATAATTTTCCCTCGCTTGTTTTCAAGCCCCCTTGCTATTGTAGGTTTAAATATTTATATTTGGACTTGCAAGGCAGGGGTTTTTTATTTCCCTCAATTTAATTTAAGATGAAAAGACCGTTTATAAAACAAAGGGATGTACAGGAGTATGTGCGTTACCTGGAAGGAAGGCTTGAAAAGTTTGAAGCCAATACCACCATTGTTAAATTTTACTTAGGAGTTAAAAAGCAAGTAGATAACATCTCAGAGCTTTTTAATCACATAGAGGTTACAGAAGTAGACCTTAAAGACAAGGATGATAAGTTCTTTGACCGATACTTTAAATACTTAGAAAAAGCTGAAGCGATCTCTGAAGGGTTGATCAAGATGGAACAGAAGGTGGCCCCTACAGACCAGAAGCAGAAGATATTAGAAGATGCTACAGTAGAAAAACATATATTCCAATAGATTGAGAGGGGAAAAATATACATACGATAATTTTGTCCACGAAAGGGAGATAGAGGGTATTAAGTACACCATTCCCAAGAAGCCACCCAAATCAACCATTGATGGCTATAACAAGCCCAGGCACCTCCAGAAGTTCACACCCATTAAAGTTCCTTTAGATCTAAAGATGTGGCCTAAAGAGGAAAGGGAAGCCTTTATATCTGAAGAATGGAGAAGGAGGAAGGATGGATTCTGGTTTATGAATAACGGATTCATTGAGTATTTGACAGGACTACACTACTTTTATATTTCGTACTGGACATTTCCCATAGTGGAGAATGGAATAAAGAAATTAGGACTGCCTTTTTTTGTAGACTCAGACAGGGACAGGTTTTACCATTGGCAAGCCTGCATAGAAGACACTAAATGCTACGGAGAGTTTGAGATCACCAACCGTAGAAACGGAAAGTCCTACCGGGGACTATGTACCATCTATGAACTGATCTCCAGGACACCAGAATCAAAGTCAGGTATTCAGAGCAAGAACAACAGAGATGGGAAGGATCTTTTTGATAAGCTAATCAAGTCATGGCAGAAACTTCCCTACTACTGGAAGCCTGTGGACTCAGGGGAGACACACCCTGCAAGCTCATTAAAGTTCCAGGAGCCAAGCAAGAGGGATTCAAAGAACCAGAGGAAAGTATATACGCAAGTGCTCAGGTCTGAGATTGAATATGGAACTGCCAAAGAGGAGGAATATGATGGCGAGGGCCTGGCTATTTACCTCGGAGACGAAATTGGTAAATGTGCAGAGGCAGACGTACACCGAAGATGGTACATTGTAAAAGAGTGCTTGGCTGATGGCTCTACTGTAACAGGAAAAGCGTTGCTGACCTCTACAGTGGAGGAGATCACCAGAAAATCCTTAGATAACTGTCAGAGGCTATGGGATGAGTCAGATCCTCTTGATAAGAACGAGCTAGGACAGACAGCATCAGGACTTTACCGATTCTTTAAGCCTGCTTATTATGGTTACAGGGGGGAGGATGTAGACGGAAAGCCTTTTATTGATGAGTTTGGTTATTCACAATGGGAGAGGGCAAGAGCTTATATGGAGAAAAAAAGAACTAATCTGATGGGAATATCGCTGACCTCTGAGAAGCACAAGTACCCTTTTACACCCCAGGAAGCCTTCATTATTGATAACGATCAGTCCCCTTTTGATACAGACCGCATCTATTCACAGATAGACCACAACCAATCCCTGTCCTCCTCTATTGCAGTACCGGGGAATTTTTCATGGGTGGAAAAGGATAAGGAAGTAAGATGGGTTCCCTCTGAGGGAGGGAGATGGAAGGTAGCCTGGTTGCCTCCTGTGGATCTCAGGAACAACGTAAGGGTGCAGGGGAGTAAACTAATTCCCATTAACATAGACAAAATGTGCTCTGGAGTTGATCCATACGACCACAAAACCACCACTGACGGAAGGAAATCAGATGCAGCTTCGTATGTAAGGTATAAGTTTGATCCAATGAATCCAGATAATTCCAAGATCTTTGTCTCTCAGTACATTGCAAGGCCTCCAAAACCGGAGATGTTTTATGAAGATATGATAATGCAATCGTTTTTTTATGGCACCGATATTCTGCCAGAGAACAATAAGATTGGAATTGTCAACTATTTCAGGATGAGAGGCTATGAAAAGTTCCTTATGGCAAGACCGGAACCAACGCACACCACATACTCCAAAAGGCAAACTGAGGCCGGAATACCAATGACAGGAGATGATGCACGTAACGCCCTTATAAGTGCCATAGAGACCGAGATCTATGACAACGTAGGATATATGGAGGAAGAAGATCGCTTTGCCAAGTGCTATTTCTCTGAGTTGTTGATGGATTGGGCTAAGTTTGATGTCAACAACTGGACACCGCATGACTGTACGGTAGCTTCCGGGCTTACGCTTTTGGCTGAAAAGAAATATATACGTCAAAAAAAGAAAGTAACGACAGACGTTCCGTTTTTTAGGACGTATTCTCAAAGAGGGATTGAATCAAGAGAGATAGAAATATAAAATAATTTTCTATTTTTGAAAAAAATATCATTATGGCATCCACAAATTTTGACAACGAAAACTCCTTTCCTTCCGAATCTGCCTCTCCAGAAACAAAAAAGTCATTTGATTACATCATAGAATACGGAAAGGCAATGTACAATAAGTGGAAGTATGCTGATGGAGGTTATGCTACTGACAACAAGAGGATTATTTTAAACCGCAAGTATGCAGAGGGTATGCAGTCTGTGGACAAGTACAAAAACAGGTTCTCTATGGATAATGGAGAGACAGCTTACCTTAATCTGGATTGGTCAATAGTTCCCATCATTCCCAAATACGTTGACCTATGGGTAGGGGAAATGATAAACGAGGATCTAAAAATAGAATGTGAAGCCATTGATCCTACATCCAGTATGCAGAAAGACGAGCAGAGGCGAAGGTTCCTTGCCAATATGAAGATGAAGGAGTTTTCAGATGTTATTAAAGAAGAAACAGGTAGTCCGGTTATTCCTGAAGGAGACTTTATTCCAGAAAGCAAGGAGGAGCTTGAACTTCACATGAGGCTAAAAGTAAAACTGGCTACAGAGATCGCTATGGAAGAGTCCCTGGAATTTGAATTGTATGACAATAATTGGGATATAGAAAAAGCCAAGGTAATCAGGGATCTGGCTGTGATAAAAAAATCTGCTGTCAAGTGTTACTTTGATGAGAACCAGAAGATCAGGTTCCGTTGGGTGGATTGGGCTAACCTGATAACACCCTTCTCAGTAAAAGACAACTTATCAGACTTGCGTTATTGCGGAGAGGTGATCAAGGTTCCATTGCATGAGCTAAGAAGAATGGCTAAAGGGGAACTATCTGATGAAGCCCTGTTTAAAATTGCCAGAGCCTATGCAGGGGAAGACTATGGCAACCGTTCCTGGAGCTATGGTGAGTCTTTTCACAAGTACTATGCACAGAGCCCTTATGGTGAGTATGATGATTTTTTAATTGATGTTTTGGATTTTTCCTTTATCTCCATTAACACCGAGGTATATTCAAAGAAGTCTACCGCTTACGGAGGGTATTACTTTAACAAGAAAAAATACAATTACAGCGTTCCTGAAGATGCTGAAACAAAAGTAAAGCTGACCAAGAAGCCACTGGAGTATGCTTACAAGGGACATTGGGTTATAGGAACAAACTACTTGTTTGACTATGGTTTGCAGGAGAACATTTTAAGAAACAAGAAGAATGGCAAGATCTCTCCTAAAGCCTTCCTCCCATTCTTGTTTATTGATCCACAGCAATACGACATGAAAAACAAGTCTCTGGTAGAGAGGATGATGCCACACGCAGACACTATTCAGCTACTTCATTTAAAAATACAGCAGTTGTTGGCAAAGCTAACACCCCCAGGACAGGCAGTTGATATTAACGCATTGAAAAATGTAGTTTTAGGAAAAGGGAAGGAATGGACACCACTGGAACTGCAAGAGCTTTATTCCCAGACCGGAGTGTATTACTATAACGGAGAAGATGAGGAGGGCAGACCAATGAACCGAAGACCTATTGAGGAGATTCGCAACTCTATGGGACAGACCTTGCAGGAACTCATAGGGCTCTATAACTTTGAGATACAGCAGATAAGGGATGTTACCGGGTTGAATGAGATAAGGGATGCCTCTCTGCCTGACAAGGAAGCAGCAGTAGCCATAAGCCAGATGGCCCTACAGGGAAGCAGGAACACCACAAGGCCACTCAGCTATGCTTACAGGGAACTCTTTGAAGGTCTGGCTAAAAGACTTGCCCTGATGATACAGTATAATATCGGAATGAAAAGAAACCTGGAGATCTATTCTAACGTAATAGGAAAGCATAATATTCAGATATTGGATTTGACCAAGGACTTTAAATTGGTGGATATGGGTATAAAGATCAAAGCTCAGTCTGATGAAAAAGAAAGAATGATGTTTGAAGGTAACTTACAGCAGTCCCTGGCACAAAAAGAACTGAGGATTGAAGATGCCATAATGTTAAGGGAAATTCCCAATACCAAGTTAGCCAATCAGTATATGTCAATCAAGAGACAGAAGTATGCACAAGAACGGTTAGCTGAAGATCAGGCAAGGATACAAACACAGATGCAGGAAGCACAGCAGGCATCTGTATTAAAGCAACAGGAAGAACAGGTTACCATACAGGCTAAGGCAGCAGCCGAGATCACTGTTGAGGAAACCAAATTACAAGCTGACATAGAAAGGGAAAAAGTAAAGCACTTCAATAAGATGGAGGAACTTAAATTGCAGGGAGATTTCAAATCTCAGCATATTAAAATGGCTTCAGAGGAGGACTTTAAAAACACTGCACTTAGTTCAGGAATGAGACAGCCTAAAGTATTTACAGGGCCAAGTGCCGGAATATCAACGTCAATAGAACCTTAATTAAACTTTAATAAAATGGCAACATTAACAGCAAAAATAACATTAACAAGTACAGACCTATTAACTGACAGTTTGAGTATAACGGTTTCAAATAACCTGACGATACAACAAGGAGGGGTGGTCAGGGCTTCTGTAACAGCGACATCAGCAGGAGCAACTGCAACAACGATCTATACAGCAGACGATTATACAGCACCCTGTTATATCTATGTAAAGAACACAGATGTCACCTCTACAGACTATCTGTATGTCTATGATGATACTTCTACAGGAGATCCTGTTGAGTTAAAATTATCAGGAGGCGAATGGGCTTGGATGCCTACAAATGCAGATAAGACACTGAGAGTATATGCCACAACCACCGGAACGGTTGTGGAGTATGGCGTATTTGGAACTGATCAGTAATAATTAACTAAACAACACCAATAAAATGGGAAGGACTAAAAAATCAGAAGAAGAAAAGAAAGCTCCTGCTAAGAAGGAGGCTGTCAAGAAGCCTGCTCCTGCTAAGAAGAAGCCTAAAGCAGTCAGCAACCCTTCTTACAAGAGAAGTAAAAAAGGAGCTACAAGCAACTAAGCTATTTTTATTCTTTCTCTATTTTGCGGATCTTGGATATAAGTATGTCCACTATCCTGTGCAAACCTACATAGGGTTTGTCTTTTACATATTCAGCCTGCTTGTCTATTAAGAAGGCTTGATTATCTGGTGAAGGACTGTACCTTATTGTTTTTTGATCCATAATATTTAAGAGTAATTAATCGTTTATTGTACAAATGTACCTAATTGGTACAATGACACAATGAATTATATGAATAGTTACAAACAATCCAATGTTAATTGTAATATTTGCATAAGGAATATAATTTAATTTAATAAAATTTAATACTATGGCAGACGAGGCTACCGTTGCCGGGAACGATCCATTTGCAGATGCGATTGTTAAACTGGCACAAAAAAAGGGAGACATGAAATCTCCCTCAGAAACAGAAACAAAAGAGGAACCTAAACCAGAAACAGAGAGTACAAATGGCGAAGACTCAGACAAAGAGCAGACCAAAGCGGAAGAAACCAAAGAAGTAAAGTCCGAAGAAAAGCAAGACTCTAAAGAAGTCATACTAAAAGGTTTAGATAACTTAAAAAAAGAAGAGGGTAACGAAAATAAATCAGAAGACGAGCTAAGGGAAATACTCAAAAAAAGAGTAAATAGTTCTTTGAATCCTGATAATAATCAAGAGCCAGATAAGGCGGTATTTGACCTAGACAGCGAGATCAAGACAAAAACAAACGGACAGTTTGAAAGTCTTGAAGATCTGTTAAAGGCTACCAACAAATCTGATGTCACTTTTGCAAACGATCAAATTAAACACCTGAACGATTTAGCATCCAAAGGAGTTGAGATTGATCATGTATTAGCTTTTAATAGCTTAAAAATTGATAAACTTGATCCATCTGACTTGGAAGATGCAAAGAGACTCATTAAGCATGAAATGAAACTTAGTGAGCCGGATATAACTGAGAGAGAGATGAACTACGAACTTTCTCAAATATACAATCTATCAGAAGAGTTAGACGAAATGGATGAAGTGGTCAACACCGAAGCCATAGAGCATACCAAGCTCAAACTTCAAAGGCAGGCCAAAAAAGCAAAAGAAACGCTTTTGACAAAGCAGAAAGAATTGGAGATTCCTGCTTCCGATCTGGCTGTACACACCGAAGAGCAGAAACGCTTGGAGGAGAAACAGCTAAAAGAATGGGAAGAAAAGGTTGAAGGTTCTTTAAAAGACTATGATTCTATGGACATTTCTTTAGGAGATGATCGTAAATTCAAGTACAGTCTTAAACAAGAATCTTTGAAGTCCCTGAAGGATGCCATGTTAAAGCCGGAAGGTTTTTTATCAAGGTATGTGGAAAACGGACAGGCTAATATGGAGAAGTTCAGAAAGGACATGATAGTCGTGGATAACTTTAACAGCATAGTCAAAGCCTTATACTCTCAGGGAGAGTCGGCAGGAGCCGAAAAGGTAATTAATTCCATAACGAATCCTTCAACGGATACGCCTGGAGTTACATCTCAAAAGACATCTGTAAAGTCAATAGGTTCTCAATTAGCAGAAGGATTTAGGAAAGCAAATATTTAATTAATTATTTTAAAAACCATTATAAAAACTAAAAATTATGGCAGCTTTTAATTATGGTGGAGTAGGCACAGATGTAAAATATAATTTTGTATCAGCTTTCGACCTCCACAAACCAGACGTAGATTCCGAATTAGCACTTCGTTATGGATCTCAATCTCTTTCAGGACTAATGTATTACGTTGGTAATGTAAAAGAGACAGAAGGATTAGAATATTTACATCACGAAGAAAATTGGGTGATGCCGAAGCTAAAAGTTACTAACCCTTCAGGAATAGCAGGAGCAGCAGTAACCTTTACTTTGGATGCAACTTCTGTAACAGACATAGATCAGCAGAGTCCTTATATAACAGGAACAGCAGAACAAGTAACTCCTGTAAGGGCTAATGATATTATTCTTATCAAGCCATCTACAGGAACTATTGGTGTTTCTACTTATATAAGAGCATTTGTTCAATCTGTTAATGCTTCAGCAGGAACTTTTGTTGCAGCACCACTTGATATACTTGATCCAACTCCGGCACAAGCATCCGCAACAGAGGTTATCATCATTGGTAATGCTCATGGTGAAGGTTCAGGACAGCCTGCTTCTTTAGCAAGCGGAACGCTGAAGTTTACCAATCAGCTAAGTATTATTAAGGAGACGATGTCGATTACTGGAACGGAAGAAAACATAAAGCTCTGGGTAGACGTAGAAGATGAAGAAGGTAATAAAGCTCCTTACTTTATGTTAAAAGGAGAAAAGGATACCTGGACTCGTTTTGAGAACTACAAGGAACTTTCTTTGTTGTTGTCTGAGAAAGTGACAAATACAGTGATCACCAATGCTATGATTACTACTGACACGCCTCTTACAACTACAGAAGGTCTTGTTCCTTTTATCCTTTCAAATGGTGTAACATCCAACTATTCTGGAATTACAGGATTTACCTTGGCTGATCACGAAACTCTTATTAAAGAGTTGGATAAGCAAAAAGGTTCCAAGCAGAATCTGTTTGAATGTGGCATTAACCTGGCAGGACAAATTGACCGGGAGCTTGGAGACAGGTTCTCAGCAGGAGCTATTTCTTATGGTAACTTTAACTTTGATGAGTCTAAAAGAGTCGCTTTGGAATTTGACACTTATTCTATCATGGGCTACACTTTTCATAAGAGAACGTATGATGCTTTCAATGATCTTCAAACCCTGGGTGCGGCAGGTTACACCTTCAGCAATGACGGAATGATACTTCCTATGGACAACAGGACTTTAATTGATAATGGGACACGAATGAGTGTACCTTCTCTTAGAGTACGTTACATGAAAGACCGGGAGATGAAAGTTTCTTACAACGATATGTTTGACATTGACGGAACTGACAAGATTGAGATACGTTATTTATCTCAGGTTGGTTTTGAAGGAACAGCAGGCAACAGGTTTGCTTATGTGAAACAAGCGTAAGTCTTGATTAATACAAGGAGGAGGGTGAAAAATCCCTTCTCCTTTTTTTAAATTTAATTAAATTAAATAAAAATGGAAACAACCACCTTTACAGGCAAGGACATAGACCGTTCTCCTGTTACATTTGCACTAATTAAAAAGAATACTAATCCTCCAGGAGAGGGCAAGGATTATCCTGCCTGTGTTATTATTCCTACTGTAGACGAGATCTACGAAGAGACCGATAAGAACGGAAAAGTAGAAGGGAAAAACAGGGTAATACGCTATATCCCAGGAGAGATGTCGGTTTACGCTGACGAACAATCCAAAGAAGCGAAATACAGGCCGGAGCCTATTACCATAACTGATGGAGTAATGACTGTTGATTACCGGGAAGTATTACTTCTGGAGTTTTTGCGTAAGTCTAATTACAATCAGTCAAACAAGCACCGGAGAAATGGCAAGTTCGCTATTTACAAAGAATACAACCATAAGTTAGCAGCAGAGACCTACCTGGAGGAACAAAAAGAAGATCTGGACATTAAGAACCTGATCTATTCTCTTGATCCTTATGAGTTGGAAGCATACGCACTTGTATTGGGTGACTCCAAGGCCTCTGTAAAGCAGACATCAGAGATAAGAAGAGACCTGATGGTACTGGCTAACCATGATCCCCAGAAATTCAAGGATGGTATGAAAAATGCCTCTATGAAAAGAAAGGTTCATATCCTAAAAGCTGTGAACGAAGGGCTCATTGTATGCGATAATAAAAAGAATGAGATATGTTGGCCTGACGGAACGCTTATAAAGCAAGTTCCTATTTCAAAGGATGCTACAGAATATCTGGTAGAGTTGTCATTTGAGCCTGCATATAAGGAAGTATATAATTATCTCAAAGAGAAAATGTATCCTGAAGCCTCTCCGGTAAAGACACCAGAGGAGCCTAACAGGACAGCAGACACTCCTGTAGAGATACCTTTAGAGAACTTCTTAGATACAGCACCTAAAGCTCCAATGCCTAAAACAGACGAGGTATTAGAACAGGAAAGGTTAGAAGAAGAAGCTCAAAATGTTTCATCTACTGTACTTTACGAAAGAGCAATAGCTTTAAAAGTGTTGTACTATCCTAATAAGTCACCTTGGTTATTTGTGGCAGACACAGAAAAAGACCACGTTTATAACAGGGCAGGATTGGGTAAAAAAGGAGTTATAAAAAGAATGGATAAGGAATCTGAATTTAAGTCCTTTATAATTGAGCAAACTGAAGTAAAGGCAAAGGGATAAACCTTTGATCAGTTAATAGCAAGAGGGCAGTTCTTTATCAAGGTCTGCCCTTTTTGTTTGTCTTAAAGAAAAAAAGTATATTTACAAAAATTTATAACCAATGGCTTTAACAACCGTAGCATTTCAAACCACCTTTCAATACGACCAGTCACCCAAGACCTTTAAATTTGTAGACCAGACAGATTATGCAGGGCAGGGAATAGCACTGGCAGACGTAACAGGTGTATTCAAAATTGTAGATCCTTTGGGAAATACAATTTATAACAATACTAACCACGCTGCACCAGACATAACTCCTGCTGCTTCTTTAATAAACTCCATCACCATAGCACTCCCCTTGGACGGTGACAGCCTTGTGATTCAGGGAGAGTATGAAATCACTTATACAGTAGAAGACACAACAGGTGCCCCTGCCTATACATCTCAGGAAAACAAGCCTGTTTTAGCTTATGTCTCTCCAACAATCAGTCTTTTATTAACAGCCGATTGTGTAAAACCCTTGTTAAAGTCAACAGATTCTACAGGCTATACGGTTGGAGCAGTAACACCTACCACAACCAGGGTTCATACAATACAGTACCCTCCCTCTACAGGACAAGCTGATCTTACAGGGACAGGAGCAACCCTTGAAACCTCTGTCTTATATACAGTGGCAAACGCTTCTTTGCAATACACCTCAACGCTTACTTCAACACTTTCTTACGATTTTACCACCTTCCTTGTCACTGACTCTATTACAGGAAGCACCTATAGTGAGGTCTCTTGTGATGGACAGCTTTGTGATATTTATTGCTGTGTCAGGGCAGAGTGGAACCGATATACCTCTAACTTAAATATAAACAAGGTTCGTGCAGATGAAGCATTGGCTAACTGGTCTCAGATGGTTGGATTGATGGAGAACATCAGGACAGCCTTGGAGTGCGGTAAGGGAACAGATGTCAGTGAATATGTAACAAGGATACAGAACATAGGAGAATGTGAACCAGGATGTGACTGTGATGATGGCACCCCTCAGCTTGTAACAGGCTTGGGAGGAGGAACTGGTACAGTTATAGTTGATTCAGCAGGAACTCCTGTTACTGTCACCTCTGTAACAGTTGGATCTATTACTACCTATACAGTTGCCCTGGATGCTGCTTTTGTAACAAAGGTCAATAACTCGTACAATGCAACAGTTGTAAGTGGAACCAATATTACGGTAACCACTGTTACTGATTCAGACGGAAATAAAGAATACACTGTTAGTGCAGCACCTAACTCAGTTCCGAACATACTGTCTTTTAAAGCAATTATTACTATTACTAATTTTAATTCTCTGCCTTCTGTAGCAATACAGGACGTTACTGTGACAGGAACAGCTTTCGGTAATACTCCTACTGTAGCAAATATGAAGTCACCTTGGAGTACTTACCGATATAGTAACAGTAACTATAAAATTTACAATATGTGGATAAACCAGGGAGCATTGGAATTTAAAACAAATATTGACATATTAGAGCATACTGTAAGGGTAGGAGGAGGGGTAGGAGATGCACCTATACCTATTGTTCAGGAGCTATATAACAATTTCGGTACTTATATTAAATTCAGGTTTTTAGATCATGGTTCGGCTTTGATAATAACAGGGGAAGAAGTAAATAAATACAGTGAAATTCAATTACAGATAACTTTAACTGCATAACATGAGTGATATTTCAAAAGCAGGAAACGGAATAGGGTACTTTTATGTAACCAGACCAGACGGAACCTCCATTGCCTTCAATATTTCTAATACTGGAACCGGGTTAAGGCAAGTCAAATCATTGGCTATCCAAGCTGCTGCCACCTCTGCTAACCTGATCGCTTCAGGAACAGTAACCATAACTGCTGTATCAGGCACAGGGAATGTTACTAATGTATTGGTAAATTCAGTAGGACAAATGACTACTTCTGTCAGTGTTACAGGACTAACCATTGCACAGACCGCTACAGCAGTAGCAAATATGATAAATGAATCAGTAGCTGCTTCAGGAATAGACTATACATCCCTTGCAGATGATGATACAGTTTATTTGTTTGCAGGAGTTACTGATGGATCTACACCAAACGGACACGCAGTAGCCTTTAATACAGATGATCCTTCCAATGTTACAGCCACTACCACTGCTGTAGCCGGAGGTGCTGATGCCAATAAGATTTATGACGAAGGACATGGTTTTAGGTTCTTTCTAAATGGAACCACCTCTGCCTTGGAAGGTGACTTGACAGGTTCAACAGAAGTAACAAACGATATTATTACAAACATTTCCACCTTAAAATCAGAATCAGTTGAAATTGTAAGCGGAGCCCTTACCTTGACCAGAAAAGGACAGGAGACCTCTATTGAGGTAGACACTGAGGGATCTGGTGCCACTGATACTTTGGCAACTATTAATGCAGCAGGCTTTACTGAAGGGGACACTATTTATCTGAGAGGCCAAAATGCAGCCAGGGTAGTAACAGTGAACGAAACAGGAAACATTGATTTGGCAGGGGGGACAACCTTTGCTACCGGGAGCTTTGCCTTGGTCATTACCCTTCAATTATGGGCTAAGGGTGCTGCATCTGGAAATGTTTTGACCTGGTTTGAGACAGCCAGATCTACCCAATCAGTAGCTTCCATAGCTGATTTCAGATCAGACAGTATTCCTATCGTATCAAGTGAAGGAGAGACAACCATAGCTGCTGCTGCCAGTGGAACTACGACACTGACAGTAAATGTATCAGACAGGGTTCAGGCAGTGACAGGAACAGCTACTCTTTCAGGAGACTTTGTGGTATTCTTTTCTACTGTAGGAGCAGTAGCAGGAGATACTTTTATAGTAATATATGCAGCACAGATCACCGAAGCATCTAATAAGGTTAGGATCGGGGGAGCATCTAAAATAGCTTTAACCACACAACAGGCACTTATAGGAGGATGGTATTTCTGGGGATATTATGATGGATCGGCATGGCAGACAGCAGCATGGCCTGACATGGGATCTGTACTTTTTAAACTGGCACCTGAATTTCTACTGGACAATGGTATTACCCCTGCAAAACTAACAGCAGAGGTAAGGACAGAGATCGTAACAGTCCCTGTTTCTTTTACAACAGGAGCTATTGGGAATCACAAGATAGAGATGCCCTATGCAGGAACCGTTACAAAGATTGATGCTGTGGTATCAACGCTTATAGAGGCTACTAATGATGCTACTATTACAGCTAAAGACGATTCAGCAGCAGTGATGGCTACATTAACACTTACAGGAGGTTCTTCAATAGGGACTACCTTTACAAATTCCCCTTCTACCAACAATGCTTTTGTTGCCGGAGATGTACTTACTTTTACCACAGCAAAGACAACAGTAGGAGGAACAGCACTCATATCTCTGAAAATAACAAGATCTTAATGAATGGCTCAGATAATAGACAAGGGCAACCTGATAAAAATAATAAAGGACAACGGTGACATAACCCTGCATGAAAAAGCTGTTGACAGTATTTATTTAGATGTTAGGGTTTCTGGAGGTTCTTTTCAGATATTAAGAAGCGGAAATATCTTGGAAGACCTTGGCAGTTATGAACTGTTTTCTTTCCCTGTAAATACAAGTTTTAATACTTTAGTAGATGCAGTAGTAACCATTATATACAATGGTTCCTCCAATATATTTTGGACTCAGACATCAGGGGTGATATACCCTACTGAAATTACAGACCAGATCGCTGTTGGAGCAGCCACAGCAGATTCTTCAGCAGCAATAGAGGCGGTTTCTACAACCAGAGGGCTTTTGCCACCCAGAATGACAACAGTGCAGATGAACGCTATAACAACTCCTGCAAAAGGATTGATGGTATATGATATAACAACTAATGAATGGAAGGGCAACAATGGGACTCCGGCCTCTCCTAATTGGGCTGTAATAGGATAAATTATGAATATTAACGATTTCAGAAACTTTGTACTGTTTGTAGCCAAGAAAGCTCAGTCTGGTGCGAACCCTACACCCTCTCAGTTTAACCTGGCGGTGGAGAGAAGTTTCATTGGATGGGTAATGAAGCGTTATGGCAACCCGGCTGACTACCTACCCCAGAGACCTATTCCAAAGGTAGCATGGCAGCAGACACAGAAAATATCTGATGATCTTGGATTTTTAATTACCAGAAGAATCTTTGCTATAAATACCGAGGGAACTATCCCTTACCCTGATGGAACAACAGTATTGGACATTAACGGTGACATAGCACCCGAATACTTACACGCTTCTTCGTTTCGTTATAACTACATAAAGGACAATACTCAAAAAGAAATATCTATTGACACCATAAAGGACAATGAGTTGGGAAGCACCCTTGGAAGCTCTATTGTAACACCTAACAAGAGATTCCCCAAATGTTCCTATTATGATGATTTCATACAGTTCTATCCAAAGGATCTGCAAAGAGTTACCTTTACTTATCTCAGGATACCAAAGACTCCAAAGTGGGGATTTACTATGGATGATAATAAGAGACCTATCTATGATCCGGGAACTTCAGTAGACCTGGAATCAGGAGTGGAATCAATAAACGATATAGCAATGGGTACACTGGCACTGTTGGGAGTGAGCATAAAAGAGCCTTTCTTGTTCCAGACCAGTGAACAATTTAAAAAAGTAGGAGTATGAGCCTGACCACCAAATATAAATTAGCAGAACAAGCCCAAAGGATACTGGCAGGAGGAACACCTACTGATGATAACCAGATCTCCATACAGGAGCTTCTGATCGGTGTAACCCAGGCTTTCTCCTCTATAATCAGAAGAAACTACTTTGAGGGAAAATCCATTGGAGAGCCTCATATAAACGGAAACTTTATCTACTCTTTCAGTGATATAACCGTTGATAAGGATACTAATAAGTCTTTGTACTATAGTGAAATCCCTGCTACCACAGTCACGTTGCCTTATGATATGGGAGTATATCAAATATCAAGGATGAAAGACCAGAAAGATGTGTTTGTTCCCCTGCAAAATGGATTCTCTGCACTATTTAACGGATTAAAATCGTTTAAGCTAGAGGGAAGGATAGGATATTACTTAGAAGGGGACAGGATATATTACGAGAACATGGACATAAAGAATAAGGTGAGTACAGTTTTAATGAAGCTGATTGCTCCCATTGGCTCTGTTTCTGAGGAAGACAGCATTAACATACCAGATGATATACAGTCAGAGATAGTGACAATGACCGTACAGCTTTATGTAACAGAGCAGCAGATTCCCCATGATGAACAATCAGACCTTGTGAAATGAAAGAATTGACCTTAGATAAACTGGTAAGAGAACTCCTGATAGAATCAGGGGAACAGAGCTTGCATAAGTACGCATCCTGGCTACAGCATGGGTTAAGCGGATTAAGGGAGTTTAACCTGGACGTTTACGGAATCCCTAAGATCGTCACCATTACTGTAAACGACAATGACACAGTAGACCTTCCTGAAGACTACATAGCACACATCAGGTTGGCTGTATGTGGAAATGATGGGAACTTGCATACACTAGGCTTTAATAAGAACCTGTGCTTCCCAATGAAAAGGAATGAGTGCGGTAACATCATAGCCAATACAGGCACACCCGGAACAGCAATAATTGAGAACATTGACGGAGGCAACTGGAGAAACGGACAGAACTTAGGAAGGCAGTTTGGAATAGGTGGGGGAACCAATGCCAATGGATACTACCGGATTGATGAACGCAATGGATTTATAGCCTTACAGGGATACTCAGGAGGGACTATAATACTGGAGTATTTAGCAGACTTAGAACGTAATAGTACAGGGGAATTTACAGTACACCCTTATTTAGTGGAAGCTATCAAGTGTTGGATATTCTGGAAGACTTTGGCAAGAAACCCAAGGATTCCTGCCAACCAGACCTTATTAGCAAAACAGGATTACAGGGCTGCCAGTAATATCGCAAAACGAAGAATGGTGTCCTTTACAATAGAGGAAGCAAAACAGGTGATCAGGAAAACCTTTACAATGTCTCCTAAAATATAATGAAAAATGCCATTAGAAAAGAAGCACTTTTTTTTGGGAATGAACCAAGACATAGAAGACCGTCTTCTAAAAGACGGAGAATATCGCTATGCTCTTAATGTAAGGTCGGGTTCTGCTGAAGATGCAGATGTTGGTGCCATCACCAATGCAAGGGGCAATACGCTTGTTACCTACAGCCTCCCAGGAGGGATCAATGAAGTGATAGGTGCTTATGAAGACAGTAGTGGTAGCAAGGTTATTTACTTTCTCTACAATTCAAATAGCAGGCACCAGATATTAGAATACTCCATAAGCTCCAATACAATATCTTTGATTTTAGAATCTGGATTATTAAACTTTTCCATTACTTATCCCATCTGGCATATAGACCTGGTTAATGATGATTTGTTGTTTTGGACAGATAACTATAATGAGCCTTCCCAGATAAGCATTAAAAGAGCCAAGGAACCTTTGGGTTCTGCTGATGGCTATCCGAACCTTTTTATAAGGCAATATCTGGATGCTATTAAATATCCTCCTCTTTGCCCTCCTACAGCTTTTTACAGAACTGAAGAAACAATAACCTCAAATACATTAAAAGGAAGACTCTATCAATTCAAATACAGGTTTGTATATAAAGACAATGGGAAGTCTGTATGGTCTCCTATTTCAAAAATTGTACTTCCTGTGGAGGGACAAGCTCAGTACAATAATGCAGATATTGATAAAAATAACTCTATCAGAATTTCCATGTCAACAGGTAACGAACAGATCAAGTCAATAGAGTTGGCAGGGAAAGAAACAGTAGGTGTGCCAAATACTCAAATTGGAAATTTGGGTGATTTCTTTTTAATACAAACTTTTAATAAAGAAGAACAATCTATTTTTTCCAATGATAATAATTATCAATTTGATTGGTTTAACGACTCCGTATATTCCTCTATTAATTTGAACGAAAGCAATAAACTTTTTGATAGGGTTCCAATAAAAGCACTTTGTCAGGAATTTACAGAGAATAGAATGATGTATGCACATTTGCTTATTAATTACGATCCTGTAAGTGATTTTCAAATGACAGCTACCCAAGTTTTAACTGACAGGATTCCGGGAGGTGAAAATACAGAGAGTCTGTCCTCTATGACTATATCAAGCGAAGCACCACCATCACCTCTACCTTGGATAAGTAGTGTTATTATAAATCCGGTAGTGTCTCAGGGGGATATTTTTATCCTTGTAATTGCATACCTGGGGCCATTTCAACAATGTTCAGGGCCATTCACTTTCACTGTAGGCCCTGCAAGTTCTACCGATACTGTTGAAACAATTTCAACTCAGTTTATTACTCAAATGAACAATGAATGTACTGGTACAGCAGGCCATGCACATCCAATGGGCGGCCCTGGTTTGCCTAATGGACTTTATATATTGGGGCCTGTAACATCTGGTTCAGTTACAAATGTCACTTTATCTTTTGAACAAAATTTATCTGGATTCAAAAGAGGAGCATCACATGAATTTGGAGTTGTTTATTCTGATGAAAAAGGGAGAACAATGGCAGTTCAATCAGAAAACAACAGTTCAATTTATATTGATTGGTACAATGTATCTCCAACAGGTGCAGCAGAAGTTAAACTTGAAATATTCAGCCAACCTCCGGCATGGGCTCATACATACAGGATTGTCTACTCTAAAAACCAAACCGTTGATAGATTTATTCAATATACAGCAGCCAAAGTAACTGTATCTACCACAAAAATAAAAATATCATTATTGAATCTGGTCAATGAAAAAACAGAAAACCAGAACATTGTACTTTCTTATGATTTTTCAACAGGGGATAGGATTAGGTTTGTAAAAAATAAAGTAGGTGTTTTTTTCAGCACAGTGATAGATTATGAAATACTCAGTTTTGATTCAGGCACAGCAGAAATAACCATTGATAATCCAAATATTTCCTCACTTGGCCCTGATATGATATTTGAATTATATACCCCTAAAAAAACCCTTGAAGATAAGTTCTTTTATGAGATAGGGGAGTGTTTTGGTATAGGAAATGCCCATCTTTCTAATAGATTTCATAGAGGATCCACTTTAGATCAAGATTTAACATTATCGACTCCTGCTGTTATTAATTTAAACGAAGGGGACGTATATTATAAATTAAGGTCTATGGGTACAACATTAATTCTTGGAGGAGCACATATATCTGAAGTAGTTGAAGATTATAATTTTTCAGATTTTTATAATTCAAACAGTATAAGCATTGGAAGGGTTAATGTAATAGATGATGGAATGAAACAGACAAGACTTCCTGCTACAGTGTTTGTGTCTGAAGTGTTTGTTCCTAATACCAATATTAATGGACTTGGTTCGTTTTATGGATATTCGTATGATACTACTATATCTGGTGGATCAGTAAGAGCAAAGGATTATGATAAAAGATGGGGAAGCATACAGCGAATATACGCAGAAGACAAGAAGTTAAACTTATTCCAGGAATTAAAGGTTGGAAAAGCACTTGTTGGTGAAAGCGTAATCTTTGATCAGACAGGAGTGCCTACAATTAACAAGTCTAATGAAATACTCTCTGACATTATTTATTACCCAGGTGAATACGGAATAGGCATTGAGCCAGGTTCCTTTGCAGTTTATGGTCAATGCACAATTACTTTACCGATACCTTTAAAGAGATAATGGTTAAAAAAACACCACAAGCTGCCATTGTCAAAAATACGTTCTTTGGAGTATATGATATTAAATTCAGTGAATATATAATAAGCCTGAGACACAGGGAACACCCTACAGGAACTATTGAA